GGTGTGTCCGCGCCCGCCTTCGGGGATGGTGGCGCGGGGGACTCGTTCGTCGGCCCCGCCCCATTGGTCCCTGCTGGCCCGCTAGCTACCACAACTACCTCCTGCGACTCGCGCCACTTCCTGCAAGCATTGTCGCACCCGGCCAAGGTGGACCGGGGAAACAGCGGCAGTTCGGGTGCGGTCCGCTCCCCGGCCAGCCGATATCCGGCATCTGGTCGGCGTAGAAGTTGTGATGATCAGCGGCAAGGCACTCGCGGGTCGTCTTGCCGTCGTTTCGGATGGCGTACCACCCGAGCAAATTCCCGTGCTCGGCCGCCGCCATGTCGACCATCCCGGCTGCCCGCGCCCGGTTCCACATCGCGTCCAGGTGCTGCTGGAAGTAGCGTGTCTCCTGCCCGATCTGCGCGTCCGCCGCTGCTCCCACGTCCTCGCCGCGTGACCTGGCCTCCGCCATCGCCCCCGCTACCCGTGTCGCCGCCGCGACAGCGAACTGGGCCCGCCTGGCCAGGTTCTGCCGTGCTGTCGCCTCACTCGCCGCCCCGATCACGCCAGTCAGGGGAGGCGGGTGAGGTACCACGATCCGGTCCAGCACCCGCTGCAACCCTTGCCAGAACGTGCGGTAGCGCGCGGAGCGGACGGCGGGGAACCGGGACAGCAGCGCGGCGATGATCGCGGCAGCGGTCAGGGCGGTCAGCAGCAGGGCGGACAGGGCCACGGCCACGGCGTCGACGACGGCGGGCGGGAGCGAGCCGGGCGGTAGGCGCGGGGGTTGCTGAGGGGGTGGCTGCTGCGGCGGGGGCTGTTGCTGCTGCTGCGGGGCCGGGGTCGTCACGTCACCACCGCCGCATCGTCCCGCACCTTCCCGTAGATCGACACGACGTGATGGCGGAACGGCGAGTCGTCATGGTTGCGGCCCGCCGCGTTGACCTCCACGACCGTGCCAACGGCCGACCATGCGCGGCAGGAGCAGCGGGCCACGAACCGGCCTGGCTCATCCGGGTCAGGCCAGCGGCCGAGCCGCTCGATCGTGCCAGCCGGGGCCGGGGTGGTCACGAGCGCTTCCAGTCGGGCACGAACGCCAGCGTGATCGAGACCGTAGCGCCCTCCGGGATCGGCGAGCAGCAGTAAGGGCACGGCATCCCCGCACCGTGGCCGGGAGCGGTCCCGTCATGGCCCTCGACCTTGACTTCCCACGGGAACTCCGGGTGCTCCTCGCAGACGTGGCCCTCATCGAGGCAGTGCGGACACCGGATGGCCGGGGTGGTCACGGGAACCGCCACTGGCCGGCGGGACTATGGGCAACCAGGACCACGGCGACGAGGACGACGACCGCGATGACCGCGCGCCAGGTCAGGTCGCGGGTGGTCACGGCGCCGCCCACACCGGGCAGTCATCCTGCGAGTGCCAGCCGGGCTTGTGATTGGGCTCGTGTATCCAGTAGCAGTGCGCTGGGCCGACCTCGCAGTCCGGGTCGCACGGATGGAAGCACGCGGGCTTATCCGCGGGGAGTCGCTTCATAGCCCCGGACTCCCGCGTGTGGAACAGGCACAGCAAGACCGGCACCCCGTCCGGCATGATCTTGACCACGGTCGGCTCGCCGCAGACGCAGATCGGCCCGTCCTCGTTCTCCGTCCATCGCGGCGGGGCGGGGGTGGTCACGGCGAGCCGGCCTCCTCGATCACCTCAAGGCACCAGGCCCCGGATATCCGGCCGTTCCGGTGACACGCCGCGCAGAAGAAGGCGTCCAGCTCGATCGCCAGGTCGGCCAGGGCATTACAGCGCGGGTGAGCGACGCCGATCTTAGGCTCGCCGTCACCCGGGTAAATCTTCCCGCCGGCCGGGACGACGAGCTCGCACCAGCCGCCGCCCACGTCGTCGGTGAACGGCTCCCGGATCTCGGCGCGGGTCAATTCCATGGCCACAATCCTGCCAGCGACAGGGCGAAGTACGCGAGGAACGTGGCCATGATGACGGCTACGGCGCACCCCAGGATGGCCGGGTCGTGCTTGCCCGGGGTGGCTGGCCTCACGGCGGGAACCCAAGCCGCCGCATCGTCTCGCCGGCCTCCGGCAGCTTCATCGACAGCCCGTCCGCCGTCGACCGCCAGCCGGGGTAGGACTTCTCATAGTCGCGGTCTAGCGCCTTCGCCTCAGCCTCCAGCGCTGCCGACCACTCCTCCGCCGTGAACACGCCCTTGCGGATCATCAGCCCGGTCAGCGCCGACAGCTCGGCCCGCATCAGGATCGACAGTTCGCGGTGGTTCTTGACCGCCTTGCACTCACCGTCACCGTCCGGCCGGCTGCCGAGCTGCCACGAGGCGAAGAACTTCCGCCATTTGGCCAGCTTGTCCAGCGCGGCGAACACGCTCTGATCGCTCACTAAGCCCCCCGGTCTCGTCTCGTGCGCGACGATAGTACCGGAGTGACCACAGCGGGTCACTGCTGAGCCGCCGCGTTCAGCGCCCCGCCCATCGGAGGCTTACCGGGAGGTGGTGACGGCGGACCTGACGGCCCCGGGAACGCGGACGACGCCGGCCGCGCCGCACCCGGCTGCGGGCCCCGCCCCTGCGCCGCTGCGGCCTGAGCGATCCCTGTCCCCGCCTGGGCGATGCCTTGCAACGCCCCGAGTCCAGCCGCGGCCTCAGGTGGCATCCCCGGCGGCGGGTTCCCGGCGAGCTTCTCCGCCCGCTGCGACGCCGTACTCACCATCGCGTCATGGATCGACCCCGCATCCAGGTCCAGGATCACCGCCATCCGCTCCGTCAGGGCATCCAGGAACGCCAGCGGCACATTCAGGGCAGGGGCTGCGGCCATGGTCCCGAACATGGAGAACAGGACCGCCGTCATCGCCTCCTGGAGCGGCCCGAACTTCCAGGTCGGGAACGCCGCGTCAGCACCGAAATTCAGCATCACCAGGGGGCGGATCAGGTCATGGGAGATGCTGTCCGCGATCTCTGTCGCTACGGCCTCACGGGAGGCCAGGTAGTAGGAGGACTGGTCCTCGGACATGCCGTACGAGCCAGCCGACGCACCGCCGCCCGCACGGGTGCCGCGGACTGCCGCGCCGGAGAGCTGGAGGAAGCCGGCGAGGACGGAGCTGGCTGCCCAGTTCTCTAGAAAGGTCATGCAGGCCGCGAACTGGGCGCCTGCGTCGGCTGCGGAGGGCAGGGCCTCGAATGTCTTCTGGCCCTCGACGGGGTGGACGAGGCCGACGATCCCCGAACCGCGCAGCTGGGCTATGTCATCGGCGCGGGCGGTGGCTTCGGGCTGGTCGTTGCCGTAGACGACCAGGCGCTGCATGGCCATGCCCTCCAGGAACGAAAGCCATAGGAATTGGAGCTTCGCCATGGTCTCGTAGCACTGCCGGCTCACTTCCATCTCGCTGATGCCGGTGAGCGGTTCGCGGTGCTTGCCATGCGTGTAGATGTACGAGCGGACCTTGGGGATGTCGACGTAGCCGGGGACTTTCTGCTTGTTGCTTATCTGCAGGTTCCCGCCGAAAAGCCAGACCTGCTGCCGGAACCCGTTGCTCTCGCCAGTGCGGTCGTTGTAGCGGGCCTGGCAGGTGGCGGGGGGGCGGTACGCGACTTTGTCGTAGATTATTTTCCCGTCGGATTCCCTGATCCGCCACACTTTTTCGAAAAAAGATCTACGGAATATCTGGCCGGCCGTGATCTGTCCGACCAACTCTGAGATGGGCGTTTTCATGCCGCCCGACTCGTCGCTGGTCATGAGCACAGACTGCACGAACTCAGCTTCGCCCTTGTCGCCGCCCGCGGGGTCGATTGTGTAGGGCGCCCCGCGGATCGGGAGGGTGAGCACCTGCTCTATGGCCGCACACATTCCGTTACGAGCCAGCATGATTTTGTAATCACGCGCCGTCGTCTCGCAGGTGGTAAGCCATAATCGAACACATCGCCTTCTCCATAAGTAGTAGGCGAACAATCTCTGTCCTATATCGAATGAGGTTCCGATTTCTGGCCCCATCAAGCCCCGTTTCCCGCCGACGCTACGGGAACCCTTTGGCGCAATATCAGGGAAGGCGAGGATTCTAGCAGAGTGTGTATCGACCATGACTTGGCATCACCCCCGCTCCGCTCCCAGGGCGCGGCTCCAGTCTCACGCGCATCTCCCGTTAGCGTACCGCCCTGCTGTCCCGCGAGGCAGGTCCGCACCGCGCTACGCCGCGGCGGGGTCGCCGCCCCGGGCCGCCTGGGAGCGTTTGGCGGCGGCCCGGGCGGCGGCACAGGTGCACCGTGACGTACTCGTAGACGGGCGGCAGGGCTGTCATTGCGCGTCCGGGTGCTCGCGCCGCCAGCTCGCGAGGCCCTCCGCGGACTTGCCCCGCTGCTCCGCTACAGCGGCCAGCAGAGCGTCCGTGTCCGCTATCGCCTGCTCGTTCCCAGCCAGCCGCATCGCGTCCCCGCGCATCTGGTAGCCGTAGCGAGGGGTGTGCTGAGCCTGAGCCTGAGCGGCACGCTCACGGGCAACCCGGGCGTTCTCGATAGCAGCGGCGGGACCGTGCTCGTACCGGCCGCCGGCGCGTCGCACCTGGGCGGGCGATCCGCCCTGGATGGCCACGAGGGTCTGCTTCGCTACCCGCTGCTTCGTGGAATTGGGCGCGATCACGCCCACGGTGGTTATGTGGAGGGCTTTCCTCAGCAGGCCCATTTCAGGCTCCGTCTCTAGTTCCGGCAGGATGGAAGCCGGCGGCATCCGCCACCATAAGGCTGCCGGTGTCGAGCGATCCGTCCTCGAATGAGGCGAGCCACTGATCCCGTGTCCACTTGTGGCCGGCGAACACGGCTGCCCCGTCCTCGCACCAGCCGGCCAGTTCTGGCAGCGACGGGAAGACCGGCGATACCGGAGTGCCCTCGCTGGTCGTCTCATACAGCCGGTAGCCGAACGGCGTGCCCTCGCGCATCTCGGGCATGTACTCGGCCTTGTCGATGTCGATGAGCTCGTCGAGCGGGCAGTCCGCGTTGAACTCCAGATGGCGGAGCAGATCCGCCCGGGAGTACAGCGGCCGGTAGCGAGGCGAGCCGTCCGAGCGGGTGCCCGGCTCGCGCGGGTGCTCCCAGCCGAGTGCGACGGGCCTTACTTCGCGGTGTCCCATGTCAGGCTCCCTTAGTTCCGGCGGGTGCCGCTGTGCGGTCGAGGGTGATGCCCTGGGCGCGCAGGCCCTGGGCGGCGAGGGTGCTGAGTGCGCCGGTGAAGTTAAGCCCGTTGCCCTCGGCGTAGCGGCGGATCGCGTCTACGAGGTTGGATTCCATCTTGACGTGCAGGTCGGCCTTGCTCATTCCGACACCAGGTACGTGCCGGGATACATGGCGTTCCGGTTGTGATCCGCCGGCGCGTCGGCACCGAGGTCAAACCGGATCATCTTCGCGCCGGCGAACTGGACGTGCTGCACGCCGGCGACTTCGACCTCGGTCCCGAAGTACATGACGCCCTTGATGTCGGTGCCGTAGGCGACTGGCTCACCCTGGCCGCGCCGCTCGATCCAGGCGGTGTCGCTGGTGTTGATCCTGACGGTGGCCATCATGGTCTTCTCCTCTGTTTTGCTCACACCCTGACTGTACCACATCAT